CTCACAATTTACTTACAGATCAGTTAGCAGAAAATTTAAGAAGAACAGGTTACGAAGTATCAGTAACAAAAGGATAAGGAGAAAATTATGACAGAGCAAATAAAAATTACGCCAGATCAAGAATATATAATGGCAAGACATTCTAAAATGGTTGGGAAAGTTCTAGATTTAATAGAAGCTTCCATGCCAGAAGGCAATCAATGTGAAAAAATGAAGAAATTAATTCAGCAACCTTTATATGATTATAGGAATGAAATGCTTAAATTTATTTCAGAAGGTAAAAAAATAGAAGATAATTAATTATTTTTTAATTCAATTGTGAAAAATTTCACATTTCATAGTATAATATAACTGAGGGGTATTGTACCCCTTTATTTTATAAATTATATTTAAAGAAGGCCGGGAGTGGCTTAGACCAGCTTTCCAATTAAATAGTTAAGTTTTGGAATGGAGGAATTTATGTCTGACGAAATCTTAGCGAATCTAGAAAAACACATGGAAGGCAATCAGTTGGCTCTCGCTGCTGTAGCAGAAGTGTTACAAAAGATGGATGCTCGATTATTGAAAGAAGAAGAAGATACAGAAGAGGAAGAAATGGAAAAGGCAGCTGAAGCTGAAAAAGAATCTTTAGTTAAATCCGTAGCAGATAGTGTTATTGCTGCTTTAAAAGCAGATCAAGGTATGGATGTAGATGGTGAGAAAACTAGATCAGCCTCACAAGGCCCATCTGGTCAAGCTGATGAAGAAAAACCAGCTTCACCTACCACAAAAATAGAAGATCAGCAAGCAACAATTCAAGCTATGGCAAAAGCAGAAGACGATGAAAAAGAGGAAGAAGAGGTTGAAAAAGCAGGAGCAGAAGATAGCAAAGAAGAAGAGGAAGAAGAGGTTGAAAAAGCAGGAAAAGCAGAAGACGCTGGTGATGAAGACGATGAAATGGCAGCTATGAAAAAAGAGCTTGACGCACTTAAAAAACAATTAGGTGATGCTGAAGCTAATATTGAAAAAGCTGTTCAGGCAGAGTCTGAAAATCGATTGAGAAAAATGGGATTCAGAGAGGAAACTTCTCTAGTAGCCCCTAAACTTACTCATCCACTAGGAACAGATGGTACTACACCTATCGTAAAGGGTAATAATAACCCTGAAAATACTGTAGACCAACTTGCTTCTCTTTCTTATAAAGAATTGAGAGAACTACAAAATAAAATTGAATTAGGTGAAACCGATGGAGTTCCAAGAGAACTAATAGGTAAATAATCCTTACGATTTTAATTAAATAATTTTATTAAACTTAAAAGAATAAACGAGGAAAATATGGCAAATCCATCCTTATCGGAATATATTTCCCAGAGTCAAAGAGGACTATATCAGTCAGTATTCGGACCTGAATACTTGATGAAGCAGACCTACTTTACTGTAGATACTGCGACAGGTATATTCAATACGACTTATGGGCGAAAGGTGTGGCAAGCTTTAAACAACCAAACTCGTGCTTTTAATGCAATACCAAGAACTGTATGGGGTAATACAGCTGGTTGGAGGATCAGAACCGATAGAGGTTCAGGAAGATCAAGACCTGTAACAGAAACAGGTTCCCTACCTACTGTTGACATTTCAAATATAGAAACTGTCAGCTCCCTACCAAAGATTGTATCAACAACCTTTGGAGCATCAGTCAAGTCAGTATTTACTGCCCAATTAGAGGGTGGTGTTGGTGACGTATTAGCATTAGAAAACGAGAATGCACAGCTTGACCATGTAAAAGAAATGAACGAAGAATTATTAGCAGGATCGGCATACCTAACTTCAGCCGGTGCTACAACAACATTTACAGTCCCAGCTTCTATAGCTCATCACTTCAAAATAGGTGATGCTGTATCGCAGTACGATGCAACAGCAGCAGGACATGACAGAACTTCTGGTTCAGTTGTTTCTGCAGTAAACACAACTACAGGAGTAGTTACAGTTGCTTCAGGAACTACATTCGCTGATAGCGACACAGCCTACATTTATTCAAGAGCAGGATTAACTTCTCTTGATGATATTGTGGCAGAAGACGCTATGGCTCCCGGTGGTGGTGTAGCTCGATCAAGAGCTTACGACTTAACACTAGGAGGCAGAACAGCTGGTACTTGGAATGCAGGAGCTAGTGTTTCTTACAATAGTGGTACAGGAAGAGATTTATCTCTAAACCTTTTAGATACTGCTATTCAAAAAATTAGAACAAATGGTGGTGAACCTAAAGTAATTATTATGGGTCACGATCAGTACTTCAAGTTAGAGAGATTATTAAACTCTCAACAGAGGTACATGGGACAAGAAGAATACCAAGTTGGTGTTGGTTCAGAAAGAACTTTCCCCGGCACTAGAACAGGTCTTGTTCTTGCAACCTATCAGGGTATTCCAATATTACCTGATGCAGATGTTCCAAAGTCAGTTTCAACAGCTGATGCTGTCTTGGGTTCAAATGTATACGTTTTGGATACCGACTATCTCGAAATTGCTATAGCTCAACCTACTCAGTATGTTGAGAATAGAGACTACTTCGCAGCCAATGCTTTGGTTGTAAGAGGTTTGCTCTACACTATGGGAGAAATGAGATGTAAGAACTTCTTTGTACAAGCAAAGATTGCTGACTTAAACAGCTAAAAACATATTTTATAAGGGGTGGAATTGACTACCCCTTATAAATATTATTTATTTATTTAAAATTTAACCTTAAATATTAGGGGGAAATAAATGGCATTAACAATAACAACGTCATCTAATGGAACAGACTATCCATCAGGAGTTATAGGTGACTTAAAATACAAGGTTATCGAGCTTACATTTGACTCTTCATACGTTACAGGTGGTGAATCACTAACTGCTAGCGATATTGGATTTGATCAGATTGTATTAGCTCAAATAGAGCCTACAGATGGAATGAGTTTTGCTTATGACTATACGAATAGTACAGTAAAGGCTTATGGAATAGGACCGGTTCCTGTATTGATAACCGATGACGATTCAGCAGCTTCTAATGGACTAGCTGTATATGCTCATATTGATACAATAGGAACAGATGCAGATAGAAAAATAGCCCATTTAGAATCAGTTACAGCTGGAAATGCTACTGTTTACTTTACAGGTACATCTTCCAATAGTGCTACAGGTACTATGTGGGATGATAACGCAGCTGCTACTAATGGACTTCAAGTCTATGTAGACGAGAATGGAGACACTGATTTATCAGGAGCTAAATTCTTAGTCGATAACGACACTACAGAAACCGATTTATATGTTCCGTTGAGTGATGGTTCTTATCTAACTCTGTACAATGACGACTCTGCTTCATCTAATGGAGTAGCTGTTTACTTTGATGACGATGCTTCTAACACTTATGATAGATGGCTCTTGGTAACACCAAGTAACGCTGATGTAAATGTTTATACATCTACAACAGTTAGTGAAAGATCAAATACAGCAGAAGTACAATCGACAGCAAACTTGTCATTACAGACCAATGTAAGAGCTTTTATACTAGGTCATTAATAATTAATTTAGAGTATTGTATTGAATCATCAATTGATTTTGGTGATTCAAACAATACATATTTAGATATGAGGAGACCAAATGTCCGAATTTAATTTTTCAGAAGGCTGGAGTGGTTGGGAAAGAGACCCAAGTACCAGAACTAGTGTACATGCTATCACTAAATACTATCCTTTTAGAGAAGCAACTTCTACAAGTGCTTCAACCCTTTTAACTGTAGACAGAGGAATACCTTCTGTAAATTTGGTAACTAATCCAAGAATTGAAGATACAACTATCAGTATGTATACTGCTACAGGGTCTGCTATTTCAAGAGATACAGGACAACAATCTTCAGGAGCAGCTTCCTTACTAGTTAATCCTGATAACTCAGCAGCAGGGGAAGGAGTCTATTGGACATCAGGTACATTAGCAGCTAACTATAATCAAGGAGAAACCTTTCTAATGGCTACTTGTGAAATTTATGGAGCTTCTGCAAGTGGAACTGTACATTTACAAATACAAGATTCAGATGGAACTGCTTTAGCTACATCAGATACTCATAGTTTAGGTACAAGTTGGACTAAAATATCAGTAGTTTATAAGTTACCAAAGACAAGTGATCCAGCTGCTTACAGAGTAGCTGTTTTATCACAAGCCCAACATAATATAAATTGGTATGTAGATAAAATTCATGTCGAACAAAGAGCAGATGGAAACGTAGTTGACTATGTTGATGGAGCTCAAGGACTTAATTATGAATGGGAAGGAACAGCTGAAACAACTAAATCAAGAAGAAGAGCTGGTTTAGAAGTAATAAGAGGAATTTTTATTAGAAACGAATCTACTACTGTAGCCGATGTAGTATTTGTAGCTTTTGATCAGACAGCTACATCAACAACAGGAATAGCAGTACCCGGTGCTGCAGCAACTGCGAATGCAGAATTTTATTCAAATTGGCCACTAGACTTTAGAAGTAAGGTTTCGGTCATAGCAGCCCAAAACACTCCCACAGTTAGTGGAGTAATTTGGGGTATTCATTCAGGATAAGGAGAATAATTTATGGCTTCAACAATTACAGCAGCAACATTAACAGTAACAATTACTGAAGCAGTAACTTTAAATGGTTATGATCAGGGCTCTAAAAATGAGTTAACTATAGCAAGTATTAACGAAGTATATAAAAGAATAGTAACTTGTACAGCAAGTCAAGATACAACTCTTGTAACTTTTGCTGCTAGTGTACATACATCAATACACGCATTGGATGTAGATGATGTCAAGTATATTAGAATAACTAATTTGGATGATACCAATGCAATAGAAGTGGCTATTGTCGGAGCAGCAACTTTATATCAAGTAGAACTTGCAGCAGGGGAAAGCCATATATTAGGAAATCCTGATGATATAATGTTAGCTGAAGAAGATACAAGCCCAAGTTTTGGAACAATGGCAGACATAGCTAATATTCAAGTAAACCCCGGTGGCAATGCTGTAGATGTAGAATTATTTATAGCTAGTGGATAAAGGATTAACCTATGACAACTACAATAGATAAAAATACTTGGTCTAAAGCTTTATATCAATTCGTAGAAGACGATGCTGAAATTCTTCCATTAGAGAAAGCAACGGATGGAAGGACTACAATGCAAGAAATTGGGGGAGCTTTAGAAGAATATAAGAAACTATTTAAAGCAGGAATAGCTTCAAAAGGTGAAGTATTGACTTTATCAAGAGCTTTTCCTGACAGTCCTGAATATACAGAAGCTGCCAAACCTTTTCTAGATAGTGAACCTATGGTAGTTGGAGGGCCGGCCTCTGTTGAATTAATCGATAGAGAAGGTCATATGATAACTTCTGATGCATTGAAGAATGCTTTTACAAATTATATGAAGAGTTTTAGGACTAGGAACGCAATGGTTTTGCATTCTGATGTTCAAGTAGGTTGGTGTTTACCAGCTTATATAAGTAAAGGTGGACAGATATTTAAAAGTGGAGTAGACGATAAAGGTTTATTCTTTGTCTGTGAAATAAGAGATGATACTCGAATTGCTAAGAGAGTCATGGAACAAGTGAATGAAGGGAAACTAAAGAGTTATTCAATCGCTGGAAGTGCTACTAAAGTAGAAAATGTACAGAAAGGCTTAGTACCATATATGAGAGTAGATGATATGGAATTAGCTGAAGTAACTGTATGTGAGAAGGGT